TTTTGATACAGGCTTGTGTGTTCGATTGCTTTTTGAACTAATTCATCAGAAGTTTCAAAGCTTGAATTAAGCCGTGGCCGATCTTTTCCACCGTCAAATGTAACTTGTATTGGTTTGTCATCAATGGAAAGGTTCAGGCTCATAGAACCTGTTCCCCTCCAACTGTATGTTATTGATTTTTGCACTGTGATTCGGTGTTAGTTGTTTTATGGAATGGCCTATTTTCATGCTTCGGTGCTTTTATTGTAATACTCTTCAAGTGTTATTCTGCCTTCAAGTAAATCAAAAGCAAGTTTTCTATCAAGTGTAAATCGCTTAATCCATATTTTTTCTTGTTCTTGCAACCAATTTTCAGGAATGTCAGCATCAAAATGAAAATTAGCGTGATCAGAATTAGAATTCATTATAATTCTTTCTACTCTATCCATGTCAACAATTAATCCGCTTTTGTTTTCATTATCACATGATATGAATGGTTTAAAATCAGGTGAAGATGAATCAACGATACAGATATTTGCATCAAGTCCAGGATGATATTCATTATTTGGAGTAGCAATAACATCAACAATACCTTTCATTCCAGTCAAAAACAAAACATTCTCTGGAATGCTATATTCAAAACCAATTGAATCAATGATTTCTTTCAATGTGACTATTTGCATTTCAAGTTCACAATCAAGATACTTGAATGAAATATTTTCCGGTTTATAGTTTACTTTGTCGCTCATATCAAAACAATTTTGGGTTAACTTCTACCTTGTTCGCTTCGCTAATTCTGCACCCATAGACACATGACCAATATTTTAAAGTACGAAACGAAAACCTTAAAAGCTGAACGTGTCCATTGTTGTATTTAAAACCTTTCTTTTCCCACGTCTTTATTATGGTTGCATTAAATCGCTTCTGGGATTGATAAAATACTCTCATTGAAAAAATACGACATGATTATTTCTCCCAAAATTACTATTTAATTACACACAAACAAATAAAAGTTGATAATATTTAACTGGTATTACATGCTCGCCTCCGAAACTATTGTTTTATTGTATGATGTTTTTCGATCTTTTTTATCAATGTATGGTATTAATGCCGGTGGGTCCATATAGCTTGTTGCTAACCACGTAGAACCTGCCGAAATAATTACTTTATCATCTTTTTTTGAGGCAATTGCACCCATCGTGCCATCTGGTTTGCGTTCATACCAGTCACACTCATCCAATGTTCCAGAGTCGCGTTCGTTATAAAGAGGAAATCCATTGGCATCACCTCTCAATAGTCCAAGAAAGTTAGAAATAATCATATCCTTTGAACCGTGTCCGGTGTGAAAACCGTATTTAGGTACAAAATCTGTATTTATTGATTCAAGATTATTTCGTATGAAAAGATTATTGTAGTGAGGTGCTATGTTATCCAATACGGTTAAGAAATAATCTCCTGACGCTTTTTCTTTTCTTAGGCTATTTACTTCTATCGCTAAAAGCATGTCATTATACCACCTTCCAATCTGAGCAAACTTCCAACTCGCTAAATCGCTATCCAGATGAGCATGAAATATACAGGCCGTTTCCGGCACCCCTCCCCATAATTGCCACAACCTATCTATTACCTTCAAACATGAGTAGTCAGCCTTTGCGTTTGTTCCTCCAATATCCGCAAACCCACAATACCGATTTGTAACAAACCATTTTCTACCCTGATGGACTATAAATGGTTCGGGCATCTTCCAAACTTTAAGGTTTCCAATCTTTTCTTTCGATGGGTGAAACTCAATATTTTCAAGTGCTGATTTATTTGCTATTCCTGATGGGAAGATATCACCAATAAATTCCGGTGGTCGGACTGTCTTTCTGGCATTCGAAATGTAGTTATAAGGGAAAACTCTTGATCCGGTACTTACAAAAGCTTCCTCCGGGGTAGTTGGGAACTCTTCAAACATTTGTATCTCTTCGTACTTTTCAGCCTTTTGATATTCATTGTACCACTTAATACCTTCAAATGTTGCTCCGTTATCCCATGCAAATTTATCATGTTCGGACATGGTTTCAATGAAGTGTTGATATTCTGAATTCTTGATAGGTGTTTGATACATGTCAATCTCAAACCACGGAACAAATACTGCTTCATATCCTGACGATCCGGCTACTGCTGATAACCATTCATCATGAAAGAAGTTACCTACTCCTTTGGCAGTACTTTCAATTGCTATCATTGAATAGGCTACGCGGGGAACTGTTGACCGAAGAGAAGAAACAAGTCTGGCTGCCGTTCTCTTTGGGGTATCTTCCCAAACACCCGGTTCTGAAATGTGAACCATTGGATAGTTGTAAGACCGGAACTGATTAGGGTTATTGATTGATCCTACCCCGATAATTCCACCACGTTCATTATTTACAATGTTCTTTGGACTCCTGGCGTAGGGTCTGAATGTTATTGATCCTACTTCTTTCGGGTAGTTAGCTGCTGCCCTACGGTACATTTCGCTGATGTTTCCGGCTGCCCCATCATCTTGGGCGCAGACTGCAAGATGCCAATTTTTTTTGTGAATAGTCTGAATCCACATCATAAAGAACTGAACAAGGGTTGAGCCTCCCCACTGTCGGGCCTTAAGTAGAATAAAGCGTATTGGAACTCCTAATAGCCTCATTGCTTCCAGTACCTTCAAAAGCTTTAATTGTGCCTTGCGGAGAATAAAAGGAAGTTCTTTAAGGGTAATTTTGTCCTGAATTATAATTGTTAGGGCTGACCAATATTCAAAGTCATACTTAAAACGTTCGTGCATGAACATTTCCTGAACTTCTGGCAGTGGAGTTTTATTGAATTGAGCAAAATCCTGAAATGATCTGAATTCTGTAAGCTTTGAAACCCACTTACTTTGATCAAGCATCTCTACCGGAAGATACAAGTTATTCTCAATATCGCTGAAAATTACTTTTTGTCGTTCTATTGGTGATCCGATTCCGGTTATTGGATCATAAAACGAATTTAGTATTGATAATCGTCTCTTATTTTCTGATATTTGAGATTCGATGCTCATTTAATTAATTCATATTTTATATTGAATTCAAAATAGCTACGATTGAATGAGCAGTTTTGTAATTTAGTCCGATTTGCCTATCGGTCTGAATAAATTTCTGACCAGAGAGCATATCGTCATCGTCATCGACAATGCAGTATTTTGACCAGTCGTTATTATCAAGCCATTCCTGTATCTCATAACCTCTATCGGCATCGTTATTGGTTGCTGCATAAAGGTTAATTACTTCCATACTAACCGAAGTTGGTGTGATCGAAATAACTTCACCTGGCAAATCTCGCATCTCCCACATAAGCTGAACAGTATTTAATCCGCTCATTCGCCAAGTTGATGAAAGAACTATTTTGCAATCAGTTTTTTCAATTATCCATTTTAACCAACGAACACAACGTTCATCGAATAAAGTTCCAAATTCATCACGGCTTTTGTTTTCATTATCAATTCTCCAAAGCTCACACATAGCGTAATCATTGTCGATTGAATTAAGAACTCCGTCAATATCAAGAAATAAAACCTTCATGCTTACTTATAAGTACCGTTAATGATCAAATAAATGGTAGTTTCCCCATAGATGGGTTTGAGTGGTAATCGCTCTAAGATCATAGAACAGATTTTCTTTCGGGCAATGCTTGGTGCTAAATCTGGTCCAATTTCTTTCAGTACTTCATTGTGGATCTTTTTTACAAGTTCAATTGATTCTTCTCTTGTTTCTGGTAGGCAGTCTTGGTTGTTGTCCATATTAGGTAATTTATAGAATGAATTTATAAAAATATGAAACTGAGAAATAAATAGAAACACCAAAGATAATTAAGATTCTAAATTTGGGTGCATTGTTAATAACAATTTTTCACAAAACAATTATTGTATGAACACAGAAGACAATAACGAAAAGAAATTACCCGGAGAAGTACCCGCTAATCTTGGATCAAACGAAAATAAAACACCATCAACCACTTCCGAAGGGGAATATACTGAAGAAAAGAAAGCGGTAATGTCTGCCATGAAATCACACTACGGAGAAGATGTTTCAAGCGAGGACTATGTACCAAAACTTGAAAAAATGGTTGCCGGTGACTTACTCCCAAAAGCTGCAAAACTTGGTCGGTATGATGAAAGCAATGAGCGCATGATGGCCATGATTGAAGACAATCCAGAATTAGGCGCAATTGCTTCAGACATTAGTCGTGGTGGTAAGTTTTTGAAAGTACTTCCTAAATATGTCGATCTTGCTTCATTGGAACCAGAAGGAGAAGATGATATGCAGGAATGGGATGAAAATGTAAGGATAAGGGAAGAAAACTACCGAATGGGCAAAGAGCGAAAAGCCAGTATTGCCGCAAACCTTGAAAAGTCAGAAGCCGCTATCGAAGCTTTTGTAGCTGAAAAGAATTTGGACGAACCCGGAAAAATGCAATTTGGTCAAACCCTTGCTGATTTTCTGGATAAAGCTTATTCCGGTGAAATCACTAAAGAGTTTCTTGATGCTATGTATTACTACATGAACCGGGATGCTGAATTAGCCAACCAGAAAAAAGCCGGTGAACTTTCTGCAATGAATAAAAAGATCAGTACGAAGTTTGCAACTGAATCTGATATTCGTCGGGGTGACAACATGCCGGCACTCGACGGAAGCGTACAGATGCCTGAAACAAGTTCTATGAAAGATCCGATTGCTTCAAGTCTCAATAAACATCTTGACACAAACAAATCAATTCTCAACGGATAAATTAGTATTAACCATTAATTGTATAAAAATGAAAACAAAAACGTTGTTTAAGTATCTGGTGGGCTTTTTGCTTATGGCAATTTGCGTATTCGCCATCGAACCTTCTTGGGGGGCCGCAATCCTGCCTGAAGGAATTAATAATTTTCTTTTTGGAGGTGGAGGTCATGGATTAAGCCTTGCTGATGTTGTTGCTCCAACTGCTGCCGCACAAGCCGTAAACGAAACGGTCACAACCAATGTAGTAAAGACTGCCGCTCCCAATATGTTGAGGCCGGAGATCTCGAACACTATTACAAAGGTTCGACCTGATGTATTTCCACTTGACACTATTTTAAGAAAGATTGGTCGTTTAGGTAAATGCGACTCACGAGAATACAAATACTATTCAAGTGCTGTTCGTGGTGTAGCTGACATTTTAACTGCTCAATATACTCAGGCTGATGTAACAAGCGGAGAACTCGCAGTAACTAATCCTCATATTTGGTTAGCTGATGATATCGGTTTTGTTCCCGGAACTGTTGCTTATGTAGGTGGCGAAGAATTCAGGTTTAAAGTAACCAAAGTTGATAACACAAATAAGAAACTGACTGTCGTAGCTGTTAATGGTTGCGGGGCTGGTGGAACTGGAACAGGTTCATACATTCCTACTATCCCTATTTCTGCTAAAATAACCCGTATTGGAAACGCAAAAGCTGAAATTGATGCACAGAACGCACCATACGCTAACATGCCAACTGATACCACCAACTATGTACAGATTTTCATGTGCCAGGTGGAAGAGTCTCTTGTTGAATCTACTCACAACAAAGAAGTTGAATATAACATCAACGACTTTCAGACTGATGCTATTTATGACATGCGTAGAATGGGCGAATTAACTATGTTGTTCGGTTATCCTAAACAAGATGTATTTGATCCTGAAAGCCAAAAGAACGTTGATTTGATGGGCGGTGCAAGACATTTCATTACCAAAACAATCACTTACGATCATGCAATTACCGGAACTAATGCGAAGTTGAATTCAATGAGTAAAGAAAACTTTGCCGGAAATAACGGAGGTTATCAAAGAATCCTGTTTGCCGGTAATGGTCTTATCGAATGGTTGATGAATACTCCTGTAGTTGAAAAACAATTGGCTGCTGATAAAACTGAAATCATTGCAGGTATTAAATTCAAAGTAATTTCTACCTTCTTTGGCGATTGGTTGATACGCAGACACCAGGCGTTTGACGATGTTGATGGTTTCACGAATAACGGTCTTATTCTTGATATTGATAACGTAGAAAGACGTATCAGACAAGCAACGACTACCACTGAACTTGATTTGAATAAAACAGGTCAGCGTAAAGTAAAAGCCTACCGTATTGATGAAGCTTGGACTATGGCTTTTAGAAACCCTGACACCCACGCTTGGGTAGAACACGTAACAACCTAATAGTTAAAAACAACTAACACCGAATCACAGTGCAAAAATCAATAACATACAGTTGGAGGGGAACAGGTTCTATGAGCCTGAACCTTTCCATTGATGGCAAACCAATACAAGTTACATTTGACGGTGGAAAAGATCGGCCACGGCTTAATTCAAGCTTTGAAACTTCTGATGAATTAGTTCAAAAAGCAATCGAACACACAAGCCTGTATCAAAAAGGATCAATTGCAATTCGTTCTTCAAAAGTTGTAAGTGTTGAAGTTCCTGTAAAAGCACCGGAAGTAGTTGTAATTACTCCTGATGCAGCAAAAGCAGCCGAAGAGAAGAGTTCTTTAAAAGGTAAATTCACCTCAGTAAAGACTATTCAGCAAGCTGCTGACAAACTTCACGAAAAATACGAAGTTCCACTGGCCGAATTAAATTCACCGGATGCCATCCTGTCGAAAGCACAACTCTTAGGAGCAAGCTTTCCAAATTTAGTAATGTAGTATAAACATTTAATACTCAGAAATCATGTCAACGTCTTTAGAAAAAACAGGTTATTTAGCCGAGACATTATCAAAGTCTGGCTTTAACGATACAAACGCAATGTTTGGTAAGTTTGCTTCCTTATTAGGAAAAGCATTAAAAGTTGAAGGAAATTCGGCCACTGCTGCTGCTCTTAACGCTTTGGTAACTCCAATGCCCGGCCTTTTGGTAACTATTACCACTGGTGGAACTCTTACTCTTGGAACTCTTTCAGTATCTACCAATGATACTGTTTATTTCAACGGTCTTATTTGGGTGAAAGCTCAATGGGTTCAAAACGTTGCTCCGACTGCCGCTTTTACTGCTGATGCAACTTTGGCTGCTGCCGCTTCCGGTATGCTATACCTGATTGGCGCAGATGCAAAAACAGCTACCCTTCCGTCTTCTGCTGCCGTTGGCGCAGGGATTAAATACGCTTTCCTGAATGCCGGTGCTGATGGTGCCTACGGATTCACTGTTAGCCCAAATGCAGTTGACAAGCTTATGGGTTCATTCAATAATGGCAAGGTTTTAATTACCATGAGCGGAACCGACAACAAAGACATCGTAAACACAAAAGCCACTGCAAAACGTGGAGATTACATTGTTGTTGAATCAGACGGTGTTGATGGATGGTATGTTGTTGATGGAATTGGTATCTGGACTGAAGAAAGTCAACTTGTGAAAAATGAAGTTCCAAGAACCGTTGAAATCAAAACAGACAACTACGCTGTATTAGCCGGTGACTCTGGAAAGATTTTCGGTATGGGAACCGATGCAAAAGTATTTTCTCTTCCTGCTACTGTTGCCGGACTGAAATACACCTTTGTAAACACTGGCGCTGCCGGGAATAATATCCTCACCATTTCTCCTGTTGCTGCTGATGGTATTTCAGGAACTATTACTTTGGCTCAATCAGTAGTGGTTGATGCAGGTGTTGTAAATAAAGACCTCATCAACACTAAAGCAAGCTCTCAGGCTGGTGATAATGTTACACTGATCGGAACCGGGGTTACCGGAACAACCGCTTGGATCATTGTTTCAAGTACTGGTATTTGGGCTGCTGAAGGTTAATATTTTCCAAATTAGATATACATAAAAGCCTTGTCTTTCCAATAGGCAAGGCTTTTTTTAAAACTACTGATCATGTCAATAGCAGATGTTCCGGCAACAAAATCAGCAAGGCTTAATCCATGACCTCCACCTCCAAAAATGAAAACAAAAACGTTGTTTAAGTATCTGGTGGGCTTTTTGCTTATGGCAATTTGCGTATTCGCCATCGAACCTTCTTGGGGGGCCGCAATCCTGGCGGATGGAATTAATAATTTTCTTTTTG